CATGATGGTTGCCCTCATGTTCGAGGGTAAAAAGAAGTGTGTATTTGTCAATCGCGCTTTTAATATGTTCGAAGTACCTATCAACCTCAAGAAAAGTGCCTACGATGGGACTATTCTTGATGGTGAGTTATACGAGGATACTCTTATGGTATATGATGCCGTATGGGTAAATGGTGAATCAGTTTGGGATCTTAACTTGATGAAAAGACTTGACGCAGCTCGAGGTGTCATGAAATCAATAATTTATATGAAGTCTGACAAGTTTAGACTCAAATGCAAAACATTTCATGAAATGAGAGACTTTAGGAAGTTTATGGATGAGTATCTCCCAACTGTTCAGCAAAAGGTTGACGGTCTCGTATTTACACCAGTTAATGAACCCATAAGACTTGGGACCCATGAGACGATGTTCAAATGGAAGCCACAAGAACAGAACACTGTAGACTTTCTCATGAAGTGGGAACCCTCGAGAGAGACACCTGGTTTCAAACCCGGTAGACCCACATGGAGACTGTATGTCCAAGAGAAGGGTAAATTGTTTTTCGAATCTGAAATACCCCATGGACGAATGGAGGACAAACCATGGTTTGAAGATGGAGCCATCGTCGAATGTCAATATATTACATGGGAAGAACCCCTATGGTGGAAACCCCTAAAGAGGCGGACCGATAAGAACTACCCCAATAATCGACGAACTTTTTACCGGACAATTGTGAACATCAAAGAGAATATCAAGATGAAGGAGTTTTTAGATTGTAAACCCAATTTCTAAAGTTAAAGGTAATCCACAATGTAATATACAATGGAAGTCTTAACCGAATGGGGTATAAATTTTTATAAATTCAAAATTGATGAAAATGAAAAAATTCTCGATGAAATTATAAAACATATAGGAGATATTGATTTAAATGCAAATCCCGAATGGAATGCTAAAGTATCACACATTTTATATGATTCACATATTGATAAAGAATCGAACACTTTTAAAATTATAACAAATAAAATAAACAATTGTATATCTCATATACCAAAATGTAAAGGATTAACTTTATTTAACGATCTATATTTTAAACCAGACTTATGGGTAAACATTTATAATAAAGGTGATTATCAAGGTGCACATCGCCATACGTACCCTGGTAATATTAAATATGCTTTGGTATACTTTGCAAAGTATAATCCTGATACAGATTCCAAACTTGTATTTGGAAATCCTGATACGACTGAGTTATTCTTAATGTCTGGTAAAATGAAAATTATAGACGAGAAGTTTATTCCTATGAATGAGGGAGAAGTCATAATATTTCCATCATATTTACCTCATTATGTCGAAAAACATGAAAGTGATACACAAAGAATAACGGTTTCTGGAAATTTATATAGTTTTTAGATTGTAAACCCAATTTTTAATATTGACTTAATATAAATGTCTGCCGTACCAATGTTAGCCGGTGTCGGTCTTATGATGGTATGTTGTTCATCGTCCAGTATAGCTTCTATGTTGATGGGTGGTGGTGAAACTAAGCCTGTAGAAACTACCCCAGTGGTACCCACCCTCCCAAGTGGTCAGCATGTGAAGTTGGTGCACACTGTTGCCCAAGATAATAGCGCGGAAGGTAATGTCGACGATAAAAATATGATTCTCAACCTCGCTGAGCTTGAGGTTTTTGCTAAGGATGGTACCACCAGCCTTGCGGCGGGTAAGACTGTGACCGGTAGTTCCCAATACTCAGCCACTCATGGATATATCAACCTTGTGGATGGTAACATGACAAATTTTGCACACACAAAGGGTCGTACCGCAGAGGAGATTGATTACCTCCAAGTTGATTTAGGTTCAGTCCAAGAGATTGAGAAGATTAAGATCACCAACCGCACTTCTTGCTGTCAAAAACGTGCTATTGGTATCAAAGCTGTAATTCTTGATGCGGATGGTACAACGGTAATTAAGGAGACACCCGCTATTACAACCAACGCTGCTACATACACATTCACATTCCCTGGAACTGCTTGGGTCTAATTTTTCAAATTATAAACCATAAAATAGAATCCGGCTTCGTCAGGTAGTTCCTCCTCTCTGACCATTTCGTCATTAATAAAAAACCATTTATTACGTTTCTTCACAAAACTCACATAGTGCCCGTCGTCTTGTGCGCCAACGTGGACAGCTGTCGAAATTAGATTATATTCATGCTCATTAATTAATATATTTTCAATAATTTCAATATGACTTTTTCTGTCAAATGAAATCATCAAAATTTGAGGAAGTTTTGAAAAGAGCATACGGGTAGTTGCAATGTGATGCTTCTTTCCTTCGTTGTCTTCAAAATTTTCAATCGTATTCCAATCCGTACTTTTAGAAAGCATGTTAGCCATATCCTTACCTTCGGATGTTATCAAATGAACACTGAAATCCTCTTCATTTGTTGACTTTCCACCCGGCCATATAGTTTCTTGTATCTTCTTTCCGTAAAACCATGGTTTAATTTCAGGTCTAGATGTTTCGAGAATATCTATGATGCATAGGATTGCTTCTTGCACATCGTGTTGTTCTTTTGTTCCAAATCTGGGAAACTTCTCACGAAAACATGTAAGAACTGAGTTAATGTCAATTTCATCCTGACCTTTTGTCCAATATGTTTTGACCATTTTTGAATATTCATTAGTAAATTTACAATCTCCTTGGTATGGATGTCTTATGAAGTAATTCGATAGTACTGGTATGTAAAGCAGACATTGAAGGGCGGTGTTGAAATAACAAGTATTTCCGTGGTTTTCAAGTCCCTTCATTACATTTTATGTACATTAAACACTTAAGAGAAAGACGCAACATGTAAATGTTAAGTAAAAATGAACGTCCAAGCTATCGTCGATCGCGTTCTCCCCATATTCGAAGCCCATAAGCATGAGGGAGATATTGAAGTCGAAATTCGTCTTGGAAAGCATAATGGCTCCCTGTTTGATACTAATGTTGGTAAAGATACGTGGAAGAGGGTCCTCCAAGGCCTAAAGAAATATGAAGGCTGGGAGAGCAAGAAGACCTCCACTGTTGATATGTATTACAACGATAGTAACAACGTTCGTATCACATCCGACGAAGATTCTGGTGAACAAACCATGATTCAAAAGATTAGCGTCGTCAAAGAGGATTTCAAATGTGATCCTCTCGATGTACGGTTCTGTGTTGCCCGCGAAATCCCCACTACTGGGGAGTATGAGATGGACCGAAAGAGAACTAAGACTCGCCACTCTTTCGTGCGCAAGAACCTCAGTATCGACATGACCATCTCTTCAGGTGATAATGCTGACATGGACTCTGAAGAGGAGGCGAGCTACCAAATTGAACTTGAGATTATGAAGCCAGATGCAGTCGACGATATTTACAAATTTTTCAATATCATCAACAAGGTTGCTGATCTTTCGAAACTAATTTCTGCGTAAATATAAATGCTATACGCCATAGCGATTATTATTGTTTTGTTTTTGATGTATGAAAAACACACAAAGTCTGATGAGGTTGACGGTTCCAAATATTTTTACATCAGTGATGGTGATTCCAAGGCGATGTACGTCAAAATGCATGCAGATGGAGTGAGTAGTGATAGGCTAAAGAATTTTGTTCTAATGGAGGATGAATTTCTCTCAATGGAACAACAGTCTGTATGCACCGGTATACCTCTAATTATTCAAGCTGGTGTACTTTCTAATAAAATCAAAGATATGTTTCCTAAATATGATTTCTCTCATCACGTCATACACCTCAAACAAATAGCAGAACCTACAAAAATAGTCAACAGGAAAATTAAATGTTAGTAAATATTAAATGAACCCCGAACTCAAGGATTTACTTGCCCTAGCCCAAAGGGGTCTAGCTAATGTCGGTGTATACATATCCTTATCACTCGCGTTATTGGGTTATTCTCGATTTTATCGTGGTAAAGGAGACACGTTTTATAATCTAGCTTTCATCATTATTAGTATAACTATGATGTTGTTGGCTTTAAAGGTGTTGAACACTTTATTGGAACATTTACATAAATTCAAAGCTAAACTCAATGAAGAAGATTTAAAACTATTAAACGAATTTATTATTATTCCACGCGTCTTACTTTATATATTGATTTCAATTTCATTTTTCAGTTTTTTTACACTGTATAGAGAACTTAAACAATAAACGTCTTTACATAATAAGTTATGGATGAGGCCAGACATATGGTTGTCGAAAAACCAGATGGATCCGTCGCGATAGCATTTAACCAAGAGGTTCCACCACCAGAACCACCGGAACCACCACCAGAAATTATACGACCACGACTACGTTTCAGATTATTACTAGAATATCACCCCGTTGCGCGTGCTCTAGCGTATATATTCGTACTTGCATCTGGTATAAATTTGGCTCTTTACACAAGAACAATAGATATTATCAATTTTGTGTTGATAGTATCTACGACGGGTGCTCTACATACTGAACATTCAGCATCTATAACAGTTATAGTGTTTCATGGTACGTGTGCGGGGCTCATGATAGTACCATTTTGTGTACTTCGAATGTGGGAACAAGCTATTTACCAATTTTCAATCGCTATGATGTGTATCACCGCATTTAATACATGCAATCAAATAGCGGAGCAATTACCTAATCCCTGAAAATATCACAGTCTAGCATTTTGAAGAGATTCCATAACATCATTTTATGTTGTGGACTTTCAACACATTCCCAGTCATCAACTATAGATATGATGAGTTTGTTATCATCAAGCTCATCATTTTTACGAAAACTGAGAGGTGCACGTTCTCCCTCACTCCTAACATTTCTAATGTAATCCGCCACAGTGTAAATAATAGCATCTAAAAGCTCCTCTTTGGCCATTTCCATCCATGAATCTTTTGGAGTGCCCCACGTTTGGGTATCATCATCGACTCTCACACCGTGATTATAACGTTTCAACCCGAGCTCTAGCCGCCCCAATATTTCTGAGCGCGTTTCCATTTCCTCTAATATTATTCATACCCTTTAACCATTTTTTCTTTAAAGCTGCAAACTGCTTAGCAGTCAAAATTTTATTTCTGCGAAGAGCTTCATTAGCAGCTGCTTGTCTCCACTTATTTTTCATATTATTAGGGACCCCGGTCACGTTTACATTTTTCATCACGTAATTTCTTTCAAGGTTACGCTTTCTCTGCATTTTCCATCGTGAAACCATATCCTTCTTGATTCTATTAACGACCATCTTTTTCGCTACACCAAGTGCCTTATTTTTATCATTGGAATTAACTCTAGATGCAGCATTCTTGATGTTTCTAACGTCTTGAGTGAGGTTAGGTTTGTATCTGTTCATCCACGCCTTACCGTACTGCTTCTCAAGGTCCTTACGAATAGAATTGTCGTCTAATCCGACCCTCTTTACCCTCTCTTTCATCTTTTCAGTTTGAACCTGTGTTTTCTTTTCCTTCTGTACGTTCCTCTTTGTAGGCTTGGGTGGAGGAGGAGGTTTGGGCTTTGCGAGATTATTACGACTCTTCTCAATCTGTTTACAAAGGGCATCCTTCGTCTGCTTACCCGATGTATTTATCTTAAGTAATGTAGCAAACTGTTTGATTTCAGTTAATGTCTTATCACGACACAGTTTACCACCGATGCGAAATGTGCTACCAGTACCAGATAATTTAACATTCTTGTTTTTGTTGGTATTTTTTACAGTAACGTTTTTAGTCTTAGATTTAGCCTTTATAGCAGCACAAATTTCATCCTTACGCATGTCCCGGGTGGTGGGACCATTTTTAATTCTAAAACTGAGAATACCAATTTTACGTGCAAGAGTTTTGAGTTCATCTCTAGACATACGATCACACTTCTTTCCATCAATCTTGAGTGCGTTGATTTGGTTGTTTGTTAAAGGTGCTTTGCGTTTTACTATAGGTTTGGTCTTTTTAGGAGGAGAAACCTTGGTCTTGGTCTTGCGCTTAGCCTTTGTCTTGCGTTTGGTCTTGTCTATTTTAACATCTCCATCTCTATAAAATTCACGGATTAATGGAGTTACAGCTTTGTATGCATTTTCCATGATAGCGGGTGACTTGGCACCTATGATTTGTACGGTGCCAGACTTACTAATATTGAGTGTGTACCCTTTCATGGTGACATAGAGCATAGGTGAAAGTTCTGGTTCATAAGTGGTAGATCCGTATTTCGAAAATTTCATTTGCATACGAGTGAGATTTGTGAATATCCCGTTTATACTAAACTGACCACTGAGATTGTTATACTCGATTGGACTGTAAAGGAATGGTTCTTTTTGTGTGTAATTATCTACGATAAATCGACGAATGAGTTCAGGTTGGTTTGTAATGTTTGTACCAACAAATCCATTACGGAAAAGTATTTTACCATTCCTATAAATATTGCAGAGTCCACCTTGACTATTCACACCATCCGAAACGGTCACCATAATTTGTACACTGGCGAAAGGTTTGTTAATACTTCCTTTTGGACCACCTTCTTTGGTATGAGAAAATCCAGTTTTAAACTGACCATAAATACCCTTTATCTCTTTTGTGTCTATATAAAGACCCTGACCGATAGGTATTTTACCGAGTGGTTTTTTCATTAGAATTGGTAAAAGGTCCAAACGAACTTCTTTACCAAATGATTTATTAATAGTGCCAACGAACAATCCAGGTTTCAATGGAGAGATTTCTAGATCAGTGAGGGCCCCAAATTCATTGATTGTATTTGGGTTCATCTCAGCGAGACCCTTTTCAAACGCGGCTTCGTTGATAGGAGTGAGATTCATGTTGTCAAATTCACTTGTATTTATGGGTTCTCTTAATGCATTATTTACTAATTTGTCCACATTAACGTCCGCAAATTCATTTTCCAAAGGAGAGTTATTTTCGAACTGTGCGAAACGACTCCGTCTAGGGGGTGGAGGAGGGAGAGCTCGTGGACCTGGGAGGGGTCTCTGGAGTCTCTGGGGTCTCTGGATTAATTCGGGTCTAAGAGGTTCACGAAAACCCGCAGCCCTCATGCGAGCTTCACGGTCTTGCTCTCTCTGTCTTCTAAACATATCCGCCTCAAGTTCCTGAGCGAAGTTATTGTTTGAGTTAGAGTCTGAGCTTTGTACATCGACACCGGATTGCCTGACAAATTCTTTGACCGACTGGCTCATATTACTATTTGTAAGGATTTTTTTTAATGATTATTGCCTGTCATCAACTGATCTTCAATCAAGTCGATACCAAATATAACTGGTTGGACGGGGTATTGCCTGCCTCTATACGAGACAGATTCATTCCTAACCTCGATATCATAAGAACTGAATGGTCCCACGTAGAAATCTTCATGAAACTTATGCTGACCCAAATTGTTGTTTTTACAGTGTGTATTAAACGCAGCCACAAACAAGTTTTGAGGCACATACTGATCCTTACCCTTGTCGACAATTGTGGATTCCAGAAAGTGAATCAGAGAGTTTGCAACCTTCGCAACCTGCATCTTGATAATTTCAAAGTATTTCGGTACGACATCCCAAATATCTTCATCACCATATTTGTTCCTGTAATCTATATAAGCCCTAATACATTTATGTAAAATGTTGGGTAGTTCGTGTTTAAGTTTTTCGTCTAGGCGAGGATCTGCGTGTCTTACTTGTTTGCTGAAGTTCCATGGTAAAATACGGCGTAGAACAGAACCCGAATTATCTTTCCATCCTGGGACTTCATTACCACCAAGAACTCCTGGGACCTTCCACTCTGGTATCTCTTCAGCTGGTTTATTCTTAACTGCAACAGATACGTTTTCACCTGAAACGAGAGACTGAAACTCCGCCTGTTCTAAAGCGAGATCTCCCTTCACCTCTGGTGCGATAAACATGAATGCATCTTTGATTGAAGAAAGACCAAACTTCTTCTCGATATTGTTCGATAGGGTTCGTACATCCTGGTTTTCATAGAAATTCTTGAAAACCTTAGTAATTAACGTAGATTTACCCGATTTAGCGATACCCTTGAAGAATGGGATAATTTGCCACGAATCCAGTTCTCCAACATTATAACAGAGACGACCACCCATAACATACGCCCAGTTGCAGACTTCCTCTTCAAACTTCTGATACTGTAAAACTTTGTCAAAGTTTGGTGTTGGAATGTCTTGCCACCTTTCTAGATCCGGAAATTCATTGAATTCCTGATCAAAGTATTTGCAAGAAATAACAGTTGGATCTAATACAGCAAAGTCATTGCTATCATACGGGTAGAATTTACACTTGTAAAAACCTTCCTCGGGGTCATTTGGATTAGTGGGTTCCCACTCCTTACCTACAAATACACCATTCTTAAAAGACCAAACATGACGCCTCTTCTCAATATCCGGAAACTGATTGTCATTGCATTTAGAAATATTGTCGATAACTTCCCTGAAAATACTCCCCTTACTCGTAAAGTTTTTCCACATCTCAAAATTGTCATCTTTGTTGGCTAATGAATACACGAATTTCTCGATAGTCATTTTTGGTTCCCATGCCCTTGTATTGTATCCTTCCTCCGTTTTGTGTTCTTCACAACACTGACCCTTATATCTACGGTATTTGGCTTTTTCAAGTTCAGCAAGAGTGAAAATAAGACATTTTTGGAGGGGTATAGAATTATCTAAATCATCATCACACATAGTTGAGGCATCAAAAAATGAGTTTGTCTGTGGCAGTGCAGTTGGATTTGCAATACGTTCATACGCAGTATAGTGTCGACGTATGTTATCATATCCATCTTTGAGTTGCTTTAGGACATTATGAATTCGCATAACTAGAGTTGTTCCCTCATCATCTTCTTTCGTTTGAAGATTGAGAGCTTTCACTCTACCTTTTAAATCTACCAGGAAGCGTCGTTGCTTCTCACGAATACCCTTAACAGCTAGGATGTCGATTCTACCTACAATTGGGTTGTTATTCTCATCATAATTACCTTCATGGATAAATTGCCTATATCCAAGTTCGCGAGCATTTCTGAAATCTTCTGTCCTGAGATCCCAGTAATTCTCAAAATTGACGACAATATTTCTTAAGGCATCTTCATTCATCGACTGGATACTCTGTTTTTGAAGCTCTGCCAGCGCTTCGTAACGATTTGGTTCCTTGTCGATGAAGTGAGTAATGTCCATTTCTATTATTTAGAATTTTCTCTCTAATTAATTTTTCAACTCACTCAAAATTTTGATGAGTATTTTATTTTGCATTTGAAGTTGTTGAGTGATACTCACCAGAGCAGTACATACAGTGTCACCATCTTCAGTGGCGAGTAGTGAAGTCATCAAGGTCGCGACATCGACACCATCATCTTCAAACATCTCATCATCTTCATCCCCCATTTCATCCAATTCATCAACTTCATCCTCAGTCATAGAAATTTCCTCGACAGTGTCAGACTCTGTCTCATACTCAGATTCGGGTAGGGGTACGGGTACGATTTCACCCTCCTCAATTTCTTCAGGCTGTTTTGACATTTGATTTAGACTAAGAAAAATTGGATCGCGAAATTTCGCACATTTACCCAAAATTATTTTCTCTGCCTATAGTACAACAACTCTCAAAAATGGCTGGCGGTCTTATGCAACTCGTAGCTTACGGTGCCCAGGATGTCTACCTTACCGGTAACCCTGAGGTAACTTTCTTCCAGGCGAAATACAAGCGCCACACTAACTTCGCGATGGAGAACATCGAGCAGACCGTCAACGGTACTGCCGCCAACTCCGGCCGCGTCTCCGTCACCGTTGCCCGTAACGGTGATCTCGTCGGTGACATGTACATCGAGCTTGAGTCCGATGAGGACACTACCACCACCACTGCCGCGGCTGATTGCAACTGGGTTGCCGAGCGTGCGATTAACAACGTAGAATTATCAATTGGAGGACAGCGCATTGACAAGCACTACCAGAAGTGGTGGCGCATGTACTCCGAGCTTTACCTTGACGAGTCCAAGAAGGCCACTTGGGGTAAGATGACCACCGCGAAGGACGGCAAGACTGTCTACCTCCCTCTTATTTTCTTCTTTAACAGGAATCCTGGACTTGCCCTCCCACTAATTGCTCTGCAGTACCATGAGGTGCGCATCGATTTCGATTTAGCGTCTAACTTCGACACCTACCTCAATACCTCCGTCTTCAAGGTGTGGGCCAACTACGTCTACCTTGACACTGAGGAACGTAGGCGTTTTGCCCAGAAGGGTCACGAGTACCTCATTGAGCAGGTTCAGCACACCGGCACTGACACTGTTACCGCTGATGGTGGTACCAAGCAGGTCCGCCTCTCCTACAACCACCCCGTTAAGGAGCTCGTATGGTGCTTCTCCAACACCCAGACCAACAACGGTATGTGGAACTTCACCACCGCGTCTACCGATGCCAACATCGTGCTCGAATCCGACCCCTCGCTCGCTGCGCACCACTCCGGTGCGTCTAACTGTTTCGTTTCCACCAGCACCGTCGGTGTCCCCCAGTGTGTGTATGGTAAGGATGGGTCCTCCTCCATCTTCACCGAGGAGAACGTCGGTCCCCTCGCCACCTTCAAGCTCATCCTCAACGGTCAGGACCGTTTCAAGGAGCAGAAGGGCAAGTACTTCAACCAGGTCCAGTCCTACAACCACCACACCGGCTCCCCCTACCCCGGTATCTACTCGTACTCTTTCGCGCTCAAGCCCGAGGAGCACCAGCCTACCGGCACTTGCAACTTCTCCAGGATCGACAACGCGCAGGTCCAGGTTGTCACCGCGGGTACCACCAACAACGCGATCTCCATGCACATGTTCGCCACTAACTACAACGTCCTCCGCATCCAGTCGGGTATGGGTGGCCTTGCCTTCTCCAACTAAATGCCCATACGTGGTATTTTAGTAAATAATTAAAAAATAAAACTCATTTTTAAAATGCACAGTACCAATGCTGTTTAAAAATGATTTAGTGTGTGTCCATGAAGAATACAGGGTCCTCTAGAGAACCAAATGAAGGTGAAGGTGTTGTTATAGGTGTATCGTACCCTCTTTGATTTATGATATTAGAATTTGTCTCAATGTTAATTTTTTGTTTTAGTTTCACACGCTCATCATTTAATTCTATAATTCGTCGAGCATTAACGACGAAGGTGTTGTTATAAAAACCCCTGGAATGTAATTGGCGATTCATGTCCCTAAATTGCCATATACCATGGTTTACATTTTTTAGTTCTTCTCTATATGAGCTTTTCATTTCGTAGGGTGCGATAAGGTCATATTCCTTTTGTAAATGTTTTTTAGATTCCTCACAACTTAAATTTTCCATTTTGAGTTCTAAGATTGTGATCTTATCAATGAGATCTGCATTTGAGATCTCTATTTTCATTTGTGTACCCATACAACCAAATCTCTAACTTTAAGATAAGCCTCTCATTATAGATAATGTTCAAGAAAGTATTTGAACTTTTTATTAAAGTGGATAAACCTCTATTGGGACGTTGGAATTTGAAGTCGTGTAACGAAATTTCAACATCCATCAATTCTATCTATCAGAACAGGGATCATTGTGGTGATACGATATGTAAAACACCAAAGAAGGCTTCAGAGTACCCCTCAAAAATGGACTTAGAAAATAAACCCAATACCTAATCATGTATGAGATATACACCGATGGGAGCAGTTTGGGAAATCCTGGACCTTCTGGCTGGGGTGTGGTCAGTGATAGTTTTAAGCTTAGTGCTGGACAACCTAATTCAACAAATAATCGGATGGAGATGACCGCGATTTTGCGAGCTCTTGAAGAGTCTGTGAAGAGAGATATTCAAGAGGTGCGTATATTTACGGATAGTAACTACGTGAAACAAGGAATAAATTCATGGATTATAAAATGGAAACAGAATGGATGGATGACATCTGCGGGTGCACCCGTGAAAAATAAGGATTTGTGGATTGCTATCGATGAAATGCGTAAAAAATTGAACGTAGTTGAATGGCGATGGGTAAAAGCCCATAATGGCGACCCTAGAAATGAAGAAGCTGATAAATTAGCCAGGGAGAGTGCGAAAAATATATCCGCGTAAAATAGACCATGAGTGTTAAACAAGACGAACACTGTGAGTGGTGCGAAAAACAAGAAAAGTTGCTTATAAAATGGGCTGAAAAAGCGGCTGGTTACCGCTGGTTGCATAATCATGCACGCCTATTCTACAAGAAACAGAATGATTGGTTGTCTTATCCTAGTATAATTATAGCGAGTATAACGGGTGTCGGTGGTTTTGCCGTCCTAAATCCCAGTGGTAATGAAAATGTATCTCAAGATACCAAAAACAATATAATGGTCATTCAGTATTTCTTTGCATTCCTAAATGTTTTGGGTGGTATACTCACATCTATCAGTAAATTTAGTCAATCTCTACCTCTATCTGAGGCACACTCGGCTATGTGCGTACAATGGTCAAAGTTCTATAGGTCTATTGATATGGAAATATCACTCGATGTTAAACACCGCTCAGAAGTTGTTGAGTTTCTTATGAAATCTAGGGAAGACTATGATAAGTTACTTGACGACGCACCAGATATACCGGCTATATCTATTCAGGCATTCATGGTTCAGTTTCCAGATAAAGAAAACAAACCGGATGTCTGTAATGGACTCTCCATTGTAGTGAGTGATGATGCAGCATCTGTGACAGGTTCTAGACGTACAGTAAATAGATGGTTGGGAGCTTTTCAAAATATAAACAGAAGAAGGAGTAAAGAGATGGATGAACTAGAACGTGTTGACTCTGTATAATTTTCTCAGGGTATTATAAAATGATTGCAAAGGTTTTGACAATTTTGTTCATTACCATCGTGTACGGTCTCGTGTACGCTACTATTCATAAAGCCGATCCAACAGCGTTTGGATTTGAGGATGGACTTTTTGATCCTTTTTACTTTAGCTTCACTACGATGTCGTCCGTGGGCTATGGTGACTATTCACCAAAGACGCGATTCGCTAAAGCTGTTGTCATGTCTCAACAGACTATTCTCATCGTAGAGCTTATCAGTATTCTTGAGAATACAGTCCTTGGAGGTGGTAATTCAAACGTCTTAAACCTCAATAAATTAGCTTAAAGTTGAAGTTCCTATCTGGTATGTGGGTGGTCCCACCGTTATACAAGTTGATTAGTAATATAATCAAGTTGCACCGTTCTTGTAGCTCAGTTGGTTAGAGCGTGGTGCTTATAACGCCAAGGTCACGGGTTCGAGCCCCGTTTGGAACAGCTTTTAGAGTGGGTTATCCTCACTGTAAAAGTTGTGATTTTCATTTCTATTACTCATATATGACTCCCACACAAGTTGGGATTAAATTGAATGATACGACGTCTGCTAGTGAGTTAGATTCATTTTTTACTCAAGTATGGTCTCAGGATAGACGTGTTAAGATTGTTTTAGATGCTACAGATTGTAGAAAGATTTCAGTAGGACGTATTCTTTCTATGAAAGGTGTGTTAGATGAACACAGATACAGTTCTAGAAAGTATATAGACCATACGGTTGTCTTGGTCAATTCGAGATTTGCACGATTTATATTACGTGCAGGTTTGGCGATCATTAAGACTGAGAGACCTGTTTACATTAGTACCCCCACTTCACATCGTCGGGGGTAGCTTGAGGGTGATGCCTCGAGATGAAGTTCTTCTCACCATGGTCACTGTGTCCAATGAGACTACCCTTGGATCTATCAATGAGCATGTACTTACGCAGATCCTTATAGTACACCCTAGCCCCCTTTTGAATAAGATCTTCGTGTTTCATGTCGATGTGATTGTCCATAGGATAGAAATATTTGTTATATTTACGCATATTGTCAACATTTACGAGATAACACTTCGTACTCGATACCCATTTTACTTTTTCGAGAGTTCCCTCAGTTTTATCGGGAAGTCTTGAGAGACAGTGGAAGAAACACATTTCAAAGTTATTCCCCTTTTCATCTATGACTTCTTGGATTTGATTGAAAAGTTGAGGAGATTTGATCACCACATTATCTTCAAAAATAACAGCATATTTGAGACCTTGATCAAAACACCTTTTGTAAAAATCCATATGACCAACAAAACAACCTATGGCTCCTAAATTGAAAAAGGTAATATTAGGTCTCTTGACGGTGGGGTCATAGTGCATCTCTAGAGCCTTTTCAAAGTATTCGGGTTCCACAATATGTTCAAACTCTCGTGCAACTTTCACTTTTGAAGTGTTGGGACCATAAATAATTTCGAGTGGTTGTTCATCATCAAAATGTTTCAAGAAAGTCTGCTGACGAGTTTTTGCATCCTTTACTGTGAGCATAAAGCATTTGTACTCATATTTTTCTGTCTTGTTTATTCCTGGTTTACGAAATGATTCCACAAGAATATATATCACTAATGAAAGTAGTATGACAAACAAAAACATACCTACTTAAACGAGAGAAAATATATACCAACAAGAATGAACGCCATAGATGTATGTGGTCTGTTGGGATCCGCTTTCATCGTTGTTATGTTCATACCCGAAATTAACCATGTGTACAAAAATCGAGATGCAAAAGCTATAAATTACCACTTCCTACATTTGAACTTGGCTGCGAGTGTTCTGTCCCTCGTATACTCATTCCATTACAATGTCGTACCTATGACCATTACAAATGTTGCCGCTAGTCTTTTCACCTTTCTCATGTACTACTTCAAATATATATACGAGGTTAAAGAAATGAATCAAATTACTGATATAGTAGCCGAGGCTCCGGCTCCTATGGTGTAGTTGGTCAACACTGTGGACTTTGAATCCACCACCCCAAGTTCGAATCTTGGTAGGAGCTCGTTCCGGATCATATGTGGGAGACTTGTAAGACTGTTCACCTTAAGAGGCTCCCAGAACAAGCATATGTGATGGACCCTTACCCTCTCTTAGCTCAGTTGGTAGAGCAGTGGACTGTAGTTCCAAGGGTCACCTGTTCGAATCAGGTAGAGAGGACCATTCCTCTGTAGCTCAGTTGGTAGAGCGACAGGCTGTTAACCTGTAGGTCATCGGTTCAAACCCGGTCGGAGGAGAACTGTTGTTTTTACAATGTGTTATATCCACATTGTAAAAATAACTTAAAAACACAAATCTTATCATTAGTAATGACCACTATTGCTAATTTATTGATTTCACCAGTCGTATCCCTAAAGAAGAGATTCGGGCGTCGCGTGGCGTCATCCACTCTAGATGCCCCACCACCCCCGGTTGATACCACAAAGCAATGGGACTTTGGTAGTTACTGTTGGAAAGTTACAGTCAAGTCCAAAGATAGAGAAAGTGGTAAACTCGACAAAACCTTCATTGGATACAGTCAGAATATGAATATCGCAGAGAGGACCAAAGGTGCTTGTGATAGATTTAAGAAGTCGGGGACAGTTTGTGGAGAACCAGAGCTGGCTATGAAAGGTGGTGAATGCGATGAAGTCATCTTCATGAAAAAGACCCCAGATGGACCACTGATCCCGGTTAGTGTCTCACCTTTTTAATCACTGCTATATATAAGTATGAGTAATTTCATCAAGACAGGAAATCAAGTTGGTAAAGGGATTGCGACATTGAACATGGCAATGGCTGTGTGTATTGCAATGTCTCTATCCTCATGTGGTTCTTTTCTTCTTTTAAAAAAACGTAAACACTCTGAAATTGCTGAAGGAGTAGTTACACAATCAGAATGTACTTCACTCCCAGGTAAAGATGGAAAAGTCCTATATGCTTGTGAAATCGAATATGAATACACTGTAGGTGACAAAAAGTACACAAAAAATACAAATATGGAAAAATATAAAAGATATCGAGATGGTGACAAAGTAAAAATTTTCTATGATCCCTCAAATCCTGATGATAATGAAGTTGATGGAATCAATCAAAATATGATTGGTTTTGGTCTAATCGGTGGAGGGTTTTTCATTGTGATGATTGCCACTGTGGGGTACCTCATCGCAACAAAGATAAAGGGTGGTGGTACAGCCTTGACAGCTATGACTGCTTTATCAGCTTTTAGGAGGTGATTTATGAAATGTAGTACTGAAAGATAATTTATGCATATTTATATCTTTTAGTTTCAACTCTTTGCCGTAAATATCACCATCGAAATCATGAATATGCACTTCACATTGATTGGTACTTCTTACTAATGTACCCTTTCCATAATTTGTAGTGCATGAATAGAACCCTTGTTCTTTGACCTTGGGTGGACACTTTGAAATATTTGCCGTTTTCCAGTCAACTTCTTTTGAAATCCCTTTTCCATGTACAACTTTGTCTGAATGATCCCATGGTCCACTGATATGATTCACCTTTATAAGTATCAAAATAATTACAACAATTGCTGTGATTAGATACCACATATACTATATGGTACTATTAATTTTCTCTGTGTGTATATTTTGATATATTGTTTATCAAAAAGTTATTTACCATATCACCTATAAAATTCATAGGTCTGACAATATCACAAAACAAAATGACTCTGTATTTGTTTGTGTTATTCTCAACATAATGTAAATATGAATCGTCTAATAAAATTACTTCACCGTCTCTCCAACTATAGGACTTTCCATCTAAATTTATGAAACAGTCATCACTGTTTGGTGTTATCAAACCCATATGTAGTCGTATACAACCACTATACGGACCCTTATGTGGAACTATTTTAGCACCTGGTTTCAATACTGATATCATAGCTGTCTGAATATTTGGCATTGACCGAATTATATCTGTAGTTTTGGGACAAAGATTCGCTCCTATGGGATCTATTTTATTGAACCATTTCAGATAGAGTCTTGTCCAATCGGTTTTAGATTTACCCAAACCCATAAAAAATAAATCATTATTTATTGTGTTGAAATTTTTATATATATTTTTTATTTCATTTTGAATTATTTTGAAATTCATTTTGATAAGTATAGCCTCATTCAATATTGTTAAGTCATGATAATAAGGTTCGATTGGTATTCTAGAAGTTGCCCTAAATATCATATTTGAAATAAATAAGATAAGTAGTATAAACCTCATACCTATACATATACGAGAATTAAAATTTGTCACTCGGTTTATCAGCACCTATATATACTGGTGGTGCTTCAAGTATCTCAATCTCAAGCTTACCCTCTTGAGTCTGAGATGGTGTTACATATGCTATACGGCAGTCATTCGCTCTTAGTACAGGATTACCTGTTTGAACTGGAACAACAACTGGTTTACAAAGAAGTGCAAACATTTTAATATATAGTAATATTTATTTATCCATGTTCAAACCACGTATTTATAGTGTATCTAGAAGTACCGTCAATAAGATCAGTTGTACCATGTACATGTGTCCAATACGGTGGAAAAAGTATAGCATCACCCGCCCCTACTTTCATTTTAAAATTATCAAACTCTGGGAAGTGTAGTTCACCTCCTTTGAAATTGTCATTAAGACCGAGTATAACTGAAAACATACGAATATGTTTTGAGCTTAGATTGGTATCACTGATTGGGCCATCTCTATGTAATGTAGTTTTTCCATAGATGTGTCTAAATTGAATTACGTCTTTATTTATCACACTTTTTACACCAAAATATTTAGACATATAGTCACGAATATATTCTAATGCATTCATTGTAATACTTTCAATTTCATCTCTATTATTGAAATCCTTTAGATCACAACTGTTAGCTAATACATTATGATTATTGGAATATGTTTCTTTTATATGATGATGTTCATCTATCCCATCTCTTATCATTTTCAATTGTCTTTCAGAGAATAAATTTTTGAAAATGTATATTTTTGCCCCAATCCCATCAATCGTAATTTCACCGGCAAACCTCATCGTCGTATATCAAAATAAAATTTTTCTTTTAAACTTCTTCAATTCCACCGATGTATTTAACATTTTTATTAATTTTACGTAATAAATTCTTGTTTTCTAGATACGCCATGTGCGTACCCATAGCGTAAACACAATCCTTTGTGATATTAATCGCTAAATATTGTGTGCTATTTTCAAAACAGATATCAGCTCTAGACTGTATACGATCAGGAGTGTCTATCATACAATCGAGTATAATATCTAATGGACCCATACTCCTAACAAGTGATTCTAAAGTATCTTCAGGATCTTTAGCCTTCATCGGAAGTATTGTGATTATTTGACGTGGTCTATCCATGTCAGTAATCATCGATTTTGCACTTTTATAATTAGTTGATATATGGAAATTGTCAATTTGTTTCAAATCGGCTCCTATTTTGATTCCTATTTTATGTAAAACACTCGGTAAAACGATTCCGATTGACATATTGTAATTCTATAATTATCATATATTTTAAGTTCGTTGTCTAACATCCACCCATCCTTGAATACTTACATCACTCTCTTCACACCAAGGATAAATACTATCCTCATCTCCTATGAAATTAAGGGCGCGTACACCATTTTCGATACATTTATCACATATAGCCTTGTTATCATCAATGAGTAAACCTATATTAAGTGCGCGACATATATCCGCCTTGTGTATTTCATTCGGTGTATAACTGTTTGTAAGTATGACATCATCAAATATACCTGGAAAGTATGTATCTATCCACGCTTCTGTTTCTTCTCGGGCAATATCTTGACGTCCGGTGAGTACATACATTTTATCATAACGCTTTTTAAGATTGAACATAGCTTTCTGAGATCCTTGGATAGGTGTGAGATCCATGAAGTCCTTGGATTGGTAAAATTCGTGAACCATTTTTTGTGAAGTTGGTTCATCTACTTCAAATATTTCGCGGTACACGTATCTATATTTGGGTTTACTCCATAATTTGTGAACTTGACGGTGGTGGTTTGCCATGGGAAAGAGGAATTTTACTAAGACTTCATCGATATCAATTGCGACCCTGTTCATTTATTTATTACAAACATTATTCATAATCTCTAATCACAACACCCACGGGAAAACGTGGAACACCAATCGCGGTAAGGTTTTGAAAACGTACAGTCAGCATCTTTCCGATGTACTTCTTGTGGTTCTTGTAGTCCTCCTCACGTTGGATGATGGTACCCTCAGGTCTGACATTGAATTGCTGACCATCTTGGGTTTTACAGACCCAAACAACTGCGTCTGCGTCACGACCGTGACCAGTCTTGGCACCAGTGATTTCATATTCCTCGGTCTGGAAATCCTTGTGCTTGAGGAGATAGTTGCTTCGCTGACCAACCTCATAGACACTGAAGCGATCGCGAATCATGGTACCTTCATGTCCTTCTTCAACATGCTTCTCATGCATGAGAGGAAAATCCTTCTTGGATTTTACGAGCGTCGTTTTGACATATTCGTAATGAGGATTGTAGATAGAATCCTTGACATACTCCCAGCGTTGCTCGAAGGTCATCTTATCCCTGGCAAGGGCTTCAGCTTTGAGATCAAAAAAATCGAACACGTGGAACTTGAGCTTCAGAGGGTCAGTCTTGAAAGTGCTCGTAAGTTCCTCAAAGCTGAGGTTAGGGTCAAAGGCTTCACCATCAACGTATTGACCCGGTTCAAGACCCTTACCAAGAACCTCGGTTCCAGGGATGATCTTTCCAGTTCTTGAGATGCCACCATCCTTGGAGACAAGTAGGCGAACACCATCAAGTTTAGGTTGGACGTAGAACGGCTCAGAGATGTATTTCTGGCGATCTTCCCACTTGTTGGCGAGCATAGGCAACACTTGGTTGCACTTGGTATGCTCATTGTTCCACATGGTTTGGGCTCTCTTGAGAGCCTTTTCATAACCAGTCTTGACGTTGGTTCGTGACTCAGAAAACTTGTCACTCCCCACGATACCAGAGATCTTCACGATATCCGCAGTTCCATCCTTCAAGTCTTCAACCTTGATGTCAATGTAGCGGTCGCGGTTGTGTTTGTCTTGTTTGATAAGGCGTTCCATTATAGGAGTAATTAATTTCTCAACTTTAAATAGATGTCTGGATTACCAGTTGTTAATTACGCTAGAATGGAACGACTTAGGCCTCCAGAAAGCACGACGTTGCCTTTAAATTTAAACACGTTTTGTATAATATTTATAATTCTATGTGTACTAGCTCTATATCGACGCTCGGTTACACTTACTCAAGAGCGTGGACGATTCCATACTTGAGACAGTCTTTTGGGGAGAGGTAAATATCTTTTTTCATAAGCTTATTTAGCTTTTTCTCAGGAATCTTGGTCTTTTCGAGATACATCTTCTTCAAATTTTTCATAAACTTATCCGTTGATTTCAGCTCATGTTTAAGTTCCTGAAAATTACCCCATAATTCTGTAGAAATTTGATGAATGAGGACGTATGCATTTTTCCCCATAAGTCTCTCAGAACCTCCAAGCAACATGAACGTCGCGGCACTACAACAAGAACCTTGGGCGATGGTAACAATCTTTACACGAGATGATTCGAGAGTGTTCATCATTGTCATACCAGCAAAGATGTCTCCACCTTCACTCATGATATGAACCCTAATTAGGGGTTCATACCCAAAGAGTTCAGCTTTCTTTTTAAGAAGTTCGATCTCCAATTTTTTAAATTTTTCAACGAAGTCAAGGGCATTTTCCCGATCGACATCAGCATAGAAGAGAATTTCGTTCCCAATAACCTTAACATATTCTTCAGTTTCAGTTTCAGGTTCTTCCTTCGTAGACATTCTTCAAAGCTTTCTTTACTTTTGTTACTTCTCTTGATTTTAAGCCACTTCCAACAGCCAAATGATTAATGACGTCGAAGTCTTGAGGTGTGATTTCATATTCTACCAAGTTACTTAGGTCTCCTTTCTCTGCATATTTCTTCAAAAGACATAATTCTTCAACCCCCAATCCCATTCTCGATTTTTTCTTAATTTCCTCAAATTTACCCTTTCTCATTTTGTAATTACCAAGTTTAGTCCAACAACTCCCAGGTCTAATTTTATCCTTCACGAGAGGTTCACCTAAACACTTCTTTGGTATCGTGAGGGCGTGTAATACAAAATAAGGCATGAGACTCCAATTACCATATTTGTATATATGACTGTCGTAGTAATCAGCTGTAGAAAATGATTCTGTAATTTTTAAAACATTTACACCATTCGAATTAATGTAATTCTCTTGGAAGATGTCCCACATATGTCCATGTTCGTGTATACTATCATGGATAGGTATAGGATTAGGATCTGACAGTACTTCAGCAATAAATTCTTTAGGTGTTTTGAAAATATCCATTTGATCATATCCGTCGAGATAAGTGAAAAAGATTCGAATATTACCATTACATCTATACGCCGCATTCTCAGCCTTGGGACCCTTATCTTCTGTAAGTGTGAGTAATGTATCTGGTTTGTGTCTAGGGATAAACACGGTTTCAAAGTTTGGATACATACACATGTTTACAGAAGTCACCAATAATGAACCACGAGTCAGAGGGACACCATCCGAAACTTGTTCTATGATAGATTTAAACACCGGATCATAGTCTTCAATAAATACATGCTTTGTAGAAGGTTTAATAAATGTCAGAAACGGTGATTTACTTTTCAGATGATCGGTTCGTAGTTCAACATGATTTAAACCTTTCAATACTTCTTCGAGAATATACGATTTCCCAACACCATACCCCCCACATATGAATACATTCTTTCTTTCATCTAGATACTTACGAATGAGTTTGATCTGTTTCGTGTGAATTGTTGTCACGGTATTTATCTCTTCTTTTTTTTGCTCGATTACTTTAATGAAAGAGTCCATTGATGATCTTACTAATCAGGCCATAGATTTAGTGCTTGAAAATGACGCACTACATAAACGTATCGTAGAACCTTTAAAAAGGAAAATTTTACCATACGTTGCATGTGGAGTTCTTACCAATGTGGTTATGTTTATTCTTTTGGCGTACCTTGCTCGACGTCTGTCTCTTCTTCCTCTATCTCCTCAACTTCGTCTAGATTAGATTCTTCACTAGCTTCACTTGGTGGTGGTGTTTTCGATTTAGAAAGAAATTTACCGACACGCTCGAGGGGTGTATTTTTAGTTATAGCTTCAATTGGCTCAACAGTCTTGGGAAGTTTGAGAATTGGAATTGAACGCACATTAAGAATTTCAGGTTTTGTAAAAATATTATCGAGTGGATAATCTTTATCAAAATCTGTCATTATTTGTTTAGGAATTGATGGAGATTGTTCGAGGAGTCTGTCATATTCAGTCTTACAGTCCTCAACAAATTTCAAACCATCCTTCTTACGTTCATCACGTGATATCGCTAACATGAGTCGAATATTTCTAGATAATAGACCATGAGCTAACGCAGCAGTTCGGTGATTTTCCATTAATTCATTAATTTTTAAAAATTGCATAATCGTCGCGATTAACCCTGCAATTAAATTCAAACCACCTATAACCGATGGTGCAGCGGGTTGAATACTGGGGGGGAGTGTAGATTGTGCAAAGTTAGCTGTTCCTGTAATAGTCGAAAGTACAATGACGGGTAAGGTAAATTTCATACTCAGGTCTTTATAGAGTAAATATGATCTATGATGCATAAACCTATAACACGCACAGGCCTCACCCCATTGTCGTAATATAATTTCGTGCTGATCATTCCATACAATTTTTTCTTTTACCATTGTATATAGTAAATGAATATAATTTTTGCACTACATGTTATTTTTTTACTCATGATTTTGATAGTACCTTTTACAAATAATCGTAGAAATCTTGAGTTTTACTCGATGGTTATACCATTCATTTTTTATCATTGGTCGGTGAACGACGATACATGCGCATTGACCCAAGCGGAGATTGCAATGACTGGTAAATCTAAGGATGAAACTTTTATGGGTAGGCTAGTAGGTCCAATTTACAAAATGGAAGAGAATGATGTAAATAAGATGACGAAGACTATGTTTTTCGCACTTTGGGCATTTGTTCAGTATAGATTGGGTGTTTTCGACACGTTCTTTGATGAACTAAAGGTAACACTCAAAGGTAAAACTACTTCTTCTTGACGAGTTCTTGAACTTGTTTCATAAAATTACGATTCCTTTGAATCCTGGGGTCGGCAGCAATTAAACGAAGAAGAGCTGCTGTAGGTATAACAGGTTTGTTACCATTGGATTTAGGAGTCTTTTTTAATTTCGTCTTTGCGTTCTGGAGTTGTTTAGCTGTTGGCATATAATATAACATAGAAAATTATATCGTTAGCCATGTATTAATAGTGTATCTAAAAGTGTTATTTTTTAGATCTTCTGTATAATGTGGATGAGTCCAATGAGGGGGAAATGCAATAGCTTCACCCTGCTCTAATTTTGTTTTGAAATTTTGACACGGAAATACAATTTCTCCTCCATCATAATCACCGTTTAATGCTATTATTACAGAAAGAGTTCTGATTTCTTTTACCGTTACAGAATAATCTGGATCCGACAGGTTACTTATAGGAGAGTCACAATGTAATCGTGTTGGTCCGTATATTTTTCTCATATTTATTGCTTCATGATTATACTCATTATAAGTACCAAATGTAATAAAATATTTGTTCTTAACAAAATTACCAATATCTATTAATTTTGAAGAGATGGATTTAAAAAATGGATCACCAAAGAAAATCTCCCCTTCATATGCTTGTACATTTTGCCCCTCGCCCACTACTAAACGATCTTTCGCATTTTTTTTTATATGTTCGACCAGTTTATTACACATATCTTCCGAAAAAATATTACTGAACAAATATATATCATTAGATGGTCTTAACGAGCATTTACTTAATTCTTCTTCACGGGATAACTTTACTAACATAGTTACCTATTTAAGTATTATTATCTTTAAGATATCTAAACTTGTCGAATATATGAGTTGTAACTTTGAAGTTAAAATACACAATCATACAAAAAGCATCCGCTATATCATGTTTTCTTTCGTATGGAATCTCGTCATTTAGATATTTTTCAGCTATTAGTACGGTTCTCTCTTTTCGCTCTTCATAATCCAAGTGTCTCATACCAAAATGCATATGCATGCTCACAGGTGAAATTAAAGTAACCTTATCTTTGAACATGTAGTTTAATAGAATCTCAATATTTGTGAAACCCCCGGGTGGTTGTCTCTCTATAAGTATTTTATCAGCTGAATCAAATATATCTTGATGATCTTCGACAAATAAAGGGATGAGATCAACAAAGTCATTTGTGTGTATATACTTGTAGTCCTCGAGACTTACCTTTTTCATGTACTTCACATCAATTTTTGGGCTATCTTCAAACTCGGCAAGAACTAGACCCATATTGTGATAGCCAATATCTATCGCCAACACCTTCATGCCTTTATGTAAAAGATTTTCCTTAACTATATTTTACCATAAATGGTAATTGTTCCGAAACTTCTTCAAGTTTTATTGCGAGTGTAACACGCAACATATCGGAGAGACGGGATGGAGCCATACCACGATGAATCATATTCGATTTAAAAAGTAATCCCCTTTTTATATACGGTTCTATGTTAATTATTTTCGTACCTAGTTTAATTTGTGTAAATCCACCAATAATATCAACATTTTCTTCCGTGATAGGACTCACGTATATCAAGAATGTATATACATTCTCTTTTATATCGTCTATATGAAATTCACCATCTTGACCGAATGTTTGACCATTTGCATGGAATCTTAATGTTTTATATTTTTTACCAGACAATTTTTCAATTTTAGTCACTAATTGTTTACAAAGGGGGTCTTCTTCACTCATTAATGCCTTCCATGCATATACGGCACTCAGGTCATGAGACTTAGAATCATGTTTCCATGATGAGTTGTCAATAGCACGGCAAACATCTTCTAGCTCATCATCGTTGATGAAATTATCTATAATGGTTATATCCTTCATATATCAATGTAAAACATTTTCCTTAACTATATTTTACCATAAATGGAAGTTCATTTGACGTATCTACAAATTTTAATGCAATTGAAATACGAGTTAAACCTGGGACCAAAGGTGCATAAGCTTGGTGTGGTATATACCCTTTGAATAGTACAGCTCTTTTTGTGAACGGTTCAATCCTAGTAATTTCTTTAGTTTTCAATTCTAAGTATCCACCAGTATTATCATAGTTTTCAGGTGTAATATCACCTATATATATTAAAAGTGTATAATAATTCGGTCTATCATCATCTAAGTGTATCTGACCGTCTTGACCATATTCTCGGCGATTTAAATAAACTCGTTCTAATTCGAAATTTGTATTCGTACATTTGTCTATTCTATTTTTAATTTTCAAAATGAAATTTTCTGCAGAAGGGATAATACTTTCCATACTAAATACCCATTTCCACTTGGGTGTGAGGTTAACTAGAATTTTTTTATAAGCGTTATCTGAATTGACAAAATACCATTGTCTATTATAGTATGGATTTCCATAATATTTATTATTTAAACTGAGTGATTGTTCACCAATGAATTGTCTAGCTTCTTCTAACTCTTCATCGTTGATGAAATTCTCAAAAATAGTTATATCCTTCATATATTCATATCAAACATTTTCCTTAAGTATAGTATATGAAGAATAGACAAAAGACTCAGTTGTTAGTGGTGGCCATTGTCGCACTTATCGCGGTTGTAGGCTATATGTTCTACAATCCCCAGGTTGTCGAAGTCCCAGTAGAAGTGGCTGTTCCAGTACCCGTACGTCCAGTACCTACTCGTCGTGGTCACACCCAAGAACCCGAATTTAGGGGTCCACCCATCAAACAATACAAGCCTGGTCACATGCAACAAATGGGTCTAATCACGAATGGTGATGAGACTCTCCCCCTATATGGTAAGGAGGTACGTGGTCGCCGTGATCGCTACAATTACTACACCACCACTGGAGGTGAAAACTTATACCCAGTGTCAGTCTCCCACAATGCGAGGGACTGCATGGAAGACATTGGATGCCAAGAGCTATATGGAAATGAAACAGTCACCGTAATGGGAAAGACTGGTTCATTCACTGTAAATATGTACAGGACTGATGATTTTTTCTAATTTAACGTTTCTGTATATCTTTTGCGACAGTAGTTGTTGAAGATATGCAAGACAAACAACAACAAGCTGCCATCAACCCAGTTTGTGGTACTAGGGGCATCTGTAAAATGGTTGTGGTGCCACTACCTGTAATAAATATACATATGATTAGGCATATGAGAGCCCCAATATGCATAGGTTCATCACTTGAATGTATCATCTACTATAAATAACGATTTTTATTGCTCAGCTGGAGTCTCCTGACTCTTTTTGACACGTTTCTGTACGTCATTTATAAGTGAACTTGTTTGACTGGAAGAACAGCATGCTGAAAGAGCACAAGCTGCTAATATAGGTGGTGATTTTACGGGTATCTTCATCATACCCATAAGGCCCATCACTGAACAAAGCAAGCATGCAATTGTGAAACCTAACTGGCTATTACCCATGGGTTCACCCGAGGTTTTGAAGAGGTCTCCTAACATCTTTACTATAGCTCAACAAAAATTATTTCGTAAATTAGAAATCATATCATATTCTCTAGTTAGAAATCCACTATTTCTACTAAGTTTTACCTTTGCCCTTAATAATTCAACTACTGTGTCCTCATCGAGATGTTTAAGAAAATCCACCTTCGCCTCGATATCGTCAAGTTGATGAGATTCTTTTTTTCCCTGTACATACGGCCACGTATGTTTTCGTAATGACGCAAGTTCTTCTTCGAGTTTTCTAATTCTTGGAAGAAGTACCTTACTAATCATAATTTTTAATTCAAATACATCAGTCATCTTACCCTAGGTGCGTTTTTTATCTTTATACACAATAAGATGTCACTCCCACAAGGTAAGCGTGAATTTATAAGAAAGTTAGTAGCGGGTTTAGATAATCTAATGGAAATTACACAAATTGCAAATCAAATTGGAATTAGCCCAAGAAACGAAATAGAAGAATTTATAAAAAAACATTTTCTTGTTCAAACTGATACGGGTGAATATAGTGTAAACAAGGTTGCATTCCGTATGGGTGTACAGACCCTAGATTTTGATATATTATCCAAAGTATTGATGCATCTAGACAAATTAAAAATTAAACTTAAAAATGTATTTGATAGGGCGAATCTAAACCCACTCTATTTCGATCAGGAAGGTATGTTATACGCCAGACTTATTGAGACGGGTGATCTGAAGACTTTTCTTGATCTGATTTTATATTGATTTAATAATCTCAATGAACAGTATATGCAGTATTTAGAATTGAAAAACAAGGCACCCTTGTTTTTTTACTGTCGACCAGCTACCCGTTCTGAAGAACCTGCAACGGGTGACGGACGAAGTCTTACTGAACGTGGTGTAGGTGGGCAGCACACCCCCCTCATAGGCGCCTACCAACCCGTGTGGTACCTCACCCAACCTGGTCGGTGGGTGCCCCTCCCCCATCTCCTCCACGACCACCCTACAGACCTTCCTCTCACTCCTCCGCTATGCTTGTCTTGGTGGCCGCGCGAGAAGCTTATATATTAGAATAAATAATCTCAACCAAGAGTATATGCAGTATCTTGAATTAAAAAACAAGGCCAAGAAGCAAGGTCTTCGGGTCACCAAAACTGTCAAGGGTAAACGTGTGAAGCTCACAGCTAGGGAACTTCGCACCAAAATTAGGATGAACTTTGATAACAGTGTGAAAAATGCACAGAGAGTTATCAGAGTGTGTCAAACTATAGTTGCTCCAACCGTGGTTCGTGCGGGTATTCCCCCACCACCACCACCTCCTCCACCACCCCAACGGCGACCAGTCGTAAACGCTCGACGCGCTAAACTTATGGCTGAGCTTAAAAATGTCCTCAAAAAGAAGGGAATGGCGGCCTAAATTATAATCTATGTACATTATAATATGGCCGCCATTGCTGCTGTCGTAGGACTTTGCTGTTGTTCTTCTTTATCTGCTGCAGGAGGCTGGTTTGGTGGGTTTATCTCAGGAACCAAACCTCATTTTATTAAAACCGTAAAAATTTCTGAAATGGCAGATATCGTGAAAGGTTTGAAAACATACAAAGAAGACGACAAAGAATATAAGAAAAAAGCTGTGGATGAGGCTGAGAAAGAGAACGTTATTGATTTAAATGATGAACAAAAACTCGAATTAGTGAGAATACTTAAGATTGGTGCGGAGAACCTTCGCGCTGGCGCACACGGTGGGATATGTGATAAAGTAAAGGAAATATTTGGCAGTATAGAGGAAAACAAATATCAACCCATTTTCAAGAAATATCCAGATGACATTTTTACACTCAGTGGTTCAAAACGTAAAAATGAAGTATTTGAAGAAGAGATTGGATTAGATGATAACTTTACTAAAGGTGATATGGACGAAGGAATAAAACTGTGTCTAACATCAGACGAAGATTTTGAAAAGACGGACTTTGAATTCAAACTAAATTAATCCCAAAACGTTTCTTCATGAATTTCTCAACACCCTGAAACGTAGGAAAACTCCAGAGGTACCAACGGGACCAAAAACCGGCCCCGCTGATACCGCTCATCTTCCAATTCTCTTTGTCGCTCCGATCGACATTTAACATTTTTGTTTGGATCTTCTTGGGATCTCGTTCTTCTATGGTTTGTCTGGGTACATGACCCCCATGACGCAACACATAGGAACGCATACGTGAAGGATTCTTGTGTTTGGTGTAGTCGGAGTATCCACTGGCACCAAAGTCAACAGTCCTGCCGTCTTCTAATGTCGCCCTGAACTTCTTTTTAGGGTTAGGGCTACGAATAATTTTGACGCGCATACTTATATTTTACTGAGATTTTTTAGTTGCCGCAGCAGCTGTACCCCTCCTTCTTAGCTTGGGGAAGGAAGAAGAGCTTTTCGGGGCCACGCTGGACACGGTACATGTGGTCATACATGTGGAGGAGGCCAACGGTCAGCGCAAGGCTGGCAACGACGACACCGTTCATCTTACGCGCGGTGAAGGCATAGGCCGCAATGAGACCGACGAGCACCATCTGGACGATGGTAAGCTGGGGGAGAGCGGGCATGGAGAAGCGAGACTCGGTGGTCGCAACCTCCTCGGTGGGCTTGGGCTCGGCATACTTAGAGTGGGGGTATCCGGGCATTTTTATTATCTACTGAGAAAATAATGTGGCGGTTTATGTTTGTGCCCATACTGATGGTCCTGTATGATTATGTAAAACCACCTATAGACCACCTCTATTTTTCAAATCTACATCGACCACTCCTTGGTATACAAAATACATTCAGGGAAATAGTTAAGTGTCTACCAGAGTATGATGTAAAGAATTATCCAGGTCTTCTTCTACTGAAACTCCATTATCCCAAATTACGTGAAGAGTTTGAAAAAGTTTCACCAACTCTAGAAAAGACGTGGTACCATGATACTAACCCATGGTTTGAAAAGAATGATGGATACTATTTTTATAAAGCTGAACAATTCCCACTCCTAAATAGTCTCATTCGTCAAATACCATGTATAAATAGAGAGGGTGCTTCATTTGCGGTCATAGAGGGTCCCATGGTTTTACACCCACATCGTGCTGAATCAAATGAACTCCTACGATACCAGTTGACTATACATGGTGATGGAGATTGTAGCTTGTACACTGATAAAGGTCGGCACGTACACAAAGAGGGTGAAGATATCCTCTTTGACCACGCGAGATATCATGAACTGGCGAAAACCGGGGACGGTCGAAGGGTTGTACTCATCTTGGATATTCACAGGTGATTGAGACACACTGCTTCATACATATCACTCCCACCGATAAGTTCTAGGGTTTTGTCATTGACAATCCTCTTGGTAAAGGGACCTGGTGTTCCATCGTTACAATGCATACACAGTGCTGAAAGTTTAGTTACGTCACTTGCGAGAGGGATACAGTCGATGAGTTCACCAAATTTTCTTTGAAAACAGTCTCCATCAAGACCTGCGATAATAATCGATTTTTCTAGGTATAAACACATTTCTATGAATTTTTTGAGTCTGGGAAAGAATTGTGCTTCATCTATGGCTATGATATCAGCCCGTTCAAATTCATCAGTATCGATGATATCAAATAGGTCATACACTTTGTGGCAATTAAACTTAACATTGTCATGCGTTTTCAAAACTTCTTCAGGTGATCTGGTATCTTTCGCCGAGTTGACAATCATGACTTCCTTACCTATGACTTTTAGACGCTTAAGTCGACGGATAAGTTCGGAAGTTTTACCGGAAAACATATTCCCCATAATAATCGAAAGTCCCATCTCAACTAATTATTATAATATTGTATTTTTTATATGGGTGAACTTCACAAATGCATCTTCAATGGCCACAAGGGGTACTACAATCCTAGGACAGGTCGTGTCAGGTTCGGAAAATGCATCTATCCCAATATCGCTTCGGCTATAAAATATCTCAAGTAAAAAGTAAGATGCCTCTCACCGATGCTCAAATTGCTCGAAAAGTTGGGCAACTGCGTACAACAGAAGGTCAAATCTATGCACCCCTCAAATACTTCAGGGGGCTTGGGACTCTCAAGGAGGTTGAAACTCGTTACAAGAAGATGCTCAAAAAAGACTACACCAAGTTTAGAACAGACGAAGGACAAAAGACAAAGACTTCCTCCTACACCCAAAAGTTTAGGAAAAAGTATGGACCAGAGATCAAGTCTCTCCCTGAAATTGCTAAGGCTACTGGCATTCCTCTAAAGACCGTGAAGACCATCTACAATAGGGGACTCGCTGCGTGGAGAACCGGGCATCGTCCGGGAGCCTCTCCACAAGCGTGGGGGTATGCTAGGGTGCACAGCTTCGCCACTAAGGGGAAGACGTACTACACGGCTGATAAGGATCTTCGATAATAGTTTTCTCTTATAGTTTCAAAATTAAATTTCCAACAAAATAAACATATACATTTTTTACTACCACCTATATGTAACGGTGATCTTAATTTATAATACCCAAACACAAAGTCGGTACCTCCCTGGCTGTCGATAAAAAGTTCCTTTTTACAATTGGAGCAGGGAGTTTCTGTGTTAATAGCTGGGATATTCCAACCTTCTGGTAAAGCACGGAAATTACATTCTTGTAACACATTACATGAAGGACAAATATAATCATCCCTCATGCAATATAAACACGCCTCTTTTGCATTCTTCAAATTTTGTCGTTTTTCTTTTAAAGTTCCTTTTAATTTATCGCGGTCACCATAAACATCCCATAAATTTTCAATGAGTGATAGGTTATTCATGGTAGAAATAGAACATTGAGTATTGAGTCTCAGAGGTGGTGCAGATTGTAATTCTGTGCCAGAGTTAGTTTTTTCTAAAAATTGTTTAGCATCAATCTCAAACCAAGGTTCGGGTGTTTCATCGCGAGTAGTTTTATGAGTATCACAAATTTCAAAAACGTACTTGAGTCTTCCGTTGTTTATAAGAGCTACATCAACAATACACTTTTCATTTACACGATACTCGGTGATAATTTCGTCACCTTCTTCATAGTTAATCAAGTGGTCGTAAGTTTCAAATATACCATAATTCACATGTTTTTCGGATACATTGATTCGACATTGACCATTTAGATTATTACACCCATTATTAGCATCACGATAGCTGCATTTAGTTACAACTTTTTTGATTTTTTTCTTCCTTAATAAATCAGCTATCATATGTTTAACCAGTTTGTGAATTTCACCTTCACCGGGGTGGTCGTAAAACTTACAATCTCGTTCACCCGATTTATGAGCAAAATGATGAATCCTGACATCACCTTTCTTTGGGATAACAGGCTCTCCACATCCTGGACATGTGTATTTCAGATCCTTTACAGCATTACAAGGTAGACAATACTCGCCATTAAGTAAAGCTCCAACGGGAAACTTAGTCATTTGTAATTACTAAAGCTTTATCTTTATCTTTATCTATGATCAGCCAACAAAATTCTGCGTTAAATACAAGATGGTTCACCTTGACCGAATACACGAAGAAATTCGTGTTTTAAACATAAAAGACGAAACCTTACTATCGTTTCGTGTTTTTGAGAATTTCAATAAAAGACTGGATCATTTTAAGACGATAAAGTTGGGTATGTTCCCAGACCGTCTTAAATTGACTGAGGAAGAAGAGGAAGAAAAGCGATATATTGATACATATTTCAAAATCTTAGGGGAGTTGTTTCCAGAATTAGAGGCTAAATGGCGGAGGAGATATTGTTAAAGAGTTGACACCTTTATGACACGGTTTACATAGTGATCTCAAGATACAATTATTTTCATGAAATTTATACCAAGCGTCGTTTATTTCTATATCTTCTTCTAAAAATGCGTCGGTTCTTGTATCTTTCGGTCTCCGAGCTCCATCATTTAACTCACATGATTTTCTAAATGTCATGGGTATGGGTTTTTTCCATATTTTTTCTAAAAATATTTCTGAAAGTCGTTTGAATGTAAGGGGGGGCTTGTGATCAACTTGTAGATCATCTATATGAAATGGTTTCTTACAAATGTCACATTCTGCTGGATTATTGTATTTGAAGTTTTGTATTTGGGGAAGAATTGTAGAACGCATAGCCCCCCGTTTTAGTTTATATTCTTGTGATTGTTGAGGTGTATCTATCGTTTTTTTACAGCATGTTTCTAAAGAAAACGAGTTTAATCCAAGACGATTTTTTATCCAGAATTCTTGATTTTTTTTATCATTTGCATTAATTCTAACTTCAATATCCATTATATCATCAAAGCGATCAGTATGATATTCTGGGTGACGTTTAATCATTATACAAATTTGTCTGTATATATCCGGTCGTGTATTTTTTAGTTTAAACGGACATGACCGAATATCAATAGAATTTATTATTTTTTTACGTTGTTCTTGTCTCCATTTGGCAGTTGTTTTTTGGTCAAGCCATTTATCTTCCGTAAAATCGTTATTTAAATTTTGATTATAACACGTAAGATCATTATAATCTTGGGAACTCATCCAACCACCTCCACGTATCGACATACCCTGCTTTGATAATCCCATTTAACAATCTTAAAGTTTTGGCTTTATACAGGTTTAGATGGACAGCCCCCGTGCCCTACGTTCATCACCTCGTTTCATGTCTATGACCAAGGATGAGAGGCGTCAGCGATCCCCTCCACCCGAGGAACGAATCTCTTGGAACGACTACTTCATGAAAGCTGCGACTTTGGCGTCGGTTCGGTCTCCATGTGAAAGACTAAAAGTGGGGTGTGTTCTAGTGAAGAACAATAGACTCATAAGTATGGGGTACAACGGATTCCTCGCCGGTACTGATCATAGATCTATCGTACGTTGGGGTCATGAACAGGCCACGATTCATGCAGAAATTAATGCCATCACCGATGCAGCGAAAAGAGGTGTCTCCATCGATGATACCGTTGCCTACATCACACACTATCCATGTATCAACTGTTTCAAAGCCCTTGCGAGTAGTGGGGTCAAAAAGATATATTACCAAGTTGATTACAAGAATAATCCAATCCTCGAAGAATTGGGCTACGGAATTTCGCTGATAAAGGTATAGGAATGATACTTCTTGACCAAATAGCACGTTACATATCCAAAGATATCATGTTACCTACACGGTGTTACGCGACTAAAAAGCAGCGCGTATCGGTAAAGGGGTGCTGTGATTGTAAGATTTTCTGTAAAAAACCACCAAAGGGTTCAGCACCTGCAGTAATATTAATAACTAATTCTAAGCCCTAACTACCTTATGTAAAAATAGCTATGGTCTTTAACGGTCATTAGGGAATTTATCTTATCTTCGGTGAGGTTCCTGGTAACATCAATAGCCATTGATATTCTCATATCACCGGTTGTATTTTTGTAAACGCCATGACACAAAGTAGGTGTAAAAAGTGACAACTCACCCACTTTGTTATCGTATTTTACACGGATTGGACCCAACTCTGGAAAATTGTAATACGTTCCAATAGTTGGATCTCCGTATAAAAATAGATTTCCAGTTGCCCCGTGACGTTCTATAAACACGGGGTTAGAACCCCCGAAATGTCTATGTTCTTTAATACCTTCACCTTGTCTAAGAATATTTGCCCAACATTGAAGAATACATGGACCAAATAATTTTTTCAACTTGGGCTCGAGAATAGTATTAATCTCAGGGACGTTAAGATAATTAAAAACGGTGTATCTCCCCGTTAGGGAATCGTTGGAAGTACCTGGATATATATCAGGACCAAGTCTTTTAACTGCATCTTCCAGAGAAAGGATCTTGTTAACAATAGTATCACATTCTTCTTGTGTCAGAAAGTCATACCTTTTTAGACTTTCCATTATAAAATATAATTACAAATTCTTTATCTTCATTTAAAGAAATCGTCCAAATAAAGAGTAATGGATCTTTCAAGTCTAACTAAAAAGGATCTTTCCAGGCTTCCCAAAAACCTTTTAAGTGTACTGCAAGATAAAGAACTCTCAATGCCTCAGAAAATGATGGCATTTAACATGTTCATACCAAATTTACCAGCTACTCCAGAACACGATAAGGCATACGACGACAACCTAGAGGTTGGTCGCAAGATTAAGCGTCTTGTGAAAGAGGGGAAGATTAGCATTAATGGGTTAGACAAGGACTTTAAACTAAACATAATTACCAACTCGCAGTAGCGACCTGATGACGCTGGTTTGCCTCCGGGTCAGCTTGTGCGGGGTCAAATACAATCTTGCGCTTCACTTGAGACGTTTCCTTTCGTTCCACGTGAGATGTTTTATTACCCGATGCATATGGGACAGAGGAATGGTGTAAACAGATGCGCACCTTGCCATCATCATTTCGCTTATAGCCAAATGTATATTCAACCTCTGAAATTTCACCAGTTGTGGCACACGTGAATTCATAGGTACCCATAGCGTGTGCCACTTCACCGTGACAGTCAATCTGGTGATTATTGAAGATCACCCTACTGAAACCCTTTTTGGCATTGATGGCGAACCCCTGATCTTCTTTGAAACCACTAATTACTGCATCGTGACCCACAAAGTAAGACATGGCATCGTTGGCGGTAGGACGAAACTGTTGCTCCACAGCTTTCGTGGGTTTGAAGAGTACGTTAGAGTGGTCATATCCATACAACTCACCCGCACGTTCACCTGCGAGACTCACGTAGTCACCACCCGAGAGAAATGAATTCGAGATGTCCACAATAGACTGCGCCCAGAAGTTCTGCGCCTCGATGACTTCACGTTCGGTCACATGGTTGATAAGTTGAGAGGCTTCATTTAGATCAGAAAAATCTTCCATAACCTGTGTCATTGGTGGACGCCTACGAGTAGTTGACGATTTACTAAATCCACGAGCTGCATTGATTTCTGTATCATATTGTTCCGGGTCGGTAAATACTCGAGTTCTAACGTTGCGTGTAAGTGGGGTCATAGAGGTGAGTGCGAAAGACATGTTTGGTATCTAATGCTTCTATTCTTTATCCTTCTTTTGACCTGGGCGAATAGCCCACTTATTCTCTTTGTTAAATTTTTCATAATCAATCTCTTCAATCTTAAATTTTTCCATGATGAACTTCTTTAGGGGATGAACACCCTTTTTGGAATCTTTGTTTTCTTCCTCGTTTGGGGGGCGACGCCTCCCTTCACCTGGAGCTTCAGCTGGTTCTACAAAATCATTCTTCTTGGCTTGGACACGGATATTGGGTCGTACGATATTAGGCTTTAGTGTAAACATTTTACTATGGGTAGACATTATCTTTTAATACATCTTCTCAAGTAACATTTGAACACGGGGACTACCAAACATTTTTAATAATTTAATCGCCTTTTCCTGATCCCAATAACTATATTTAAACCACCACTGTTGCTTATAACTATCCCATTCACAACCAAGTTCTTTTGCAATATCTTTTTGTTTAAAAGGGACAAATAGATATATATCCCATCCATTACGGGAACAGTATTTACATTCTAAACATTCTTCACGATAATCTTCACAATAACATGGTTTACTTGATGTTCCCAATGAAAATGGTCTAGATTCTCTTCTACAAGGTCCACACTCAGATGTAATACATGTACTTTTAGTTAAAATTTCGTTACACAAAGGACAATGTTTGAATGTATCATCAACATTAAATAAACTATCTAAAATTTCTGGTAGGATCCTCATTTATAACTTAATGTGTTTAACTTTTAATAGTGTATAATTCCATTGGCTGCGAGAGTCAGTTTTGCTGCAGTCATAGCGGTGAGACCGATCGCAATTTGGGGCCACTCCACCTTGAGTAGACGACCAGCGATTGTCATGGGCAGAATCCACGTGACGAGTTGGAGTTGTGCGTAGTTCATGAGGTCTTGACTTGGGAGTGCAGCCTGTACATGGGTCGAACGAACTGGGCGCCTAAGTGATATTTTCTTAGTTTGTAACTTAACAGGAGTTTTTTGAATGTGAATTGGTCTAGCGAGAGCTAACATTTTCTACATTTTTCAACAATCTAATCTTTAAACACCTAAGTGGAGCCCGACTCCCATAATAATCATTCAACATGTCTACTACCATGAACTCCCGTTCTATTACCGACTACATCCTCAAGCTCGAGAAGGAGAACTCCGAACTCCGTAAGGTTCGCGCCGTCCTCGGCGACATTGATTCTATTGAAGAGTCTCGAACCAAGATTGAGCAGCTCAAGAAGCTTCTCACAGAGGCCAATGAAGAGAAGGTCGATGCCCTCAACAAGCTCAACGACCTTGAGTACAAGTCTTCTCTGTACCATACGACCTCTCGTGTTACATCCAAGAGTTGCACTCCCAATCAAGGTCTTGTCAATCGTATGATTGATCTTGCCCGTGCCTCTAATGATTTCTACAAGACGGCGACTTACCAAAAGGCTGCAGATGTTATCTCAAATCTGGACTACGAGGTCCAAACTGGTGAGAGCCTGATGCATCTCCATGGTATTGGTAAGGGTATTGCTGCCAAGGTTGATGAGTACCTCGATGAGCAGGACTCCGACTATGAGGAGTCCGAGTGCTCCGACTCTGAGTCTATTGCATCCAATGATGAGGGATCTTTCGTTTCTGACACCGACGCCTCCTATGTGTCTGGGACTGAAGACGAGGAGTACTTTGTCTCTCACAATACAGGGCTCGCTGAAATGATCTATGAGTATGCTGACAGGGCTGAAGACAATTTCAAGCGCGATGCATACACCAAGGCTGGTGATACCATCTACAATCTTTCTTACAAGATCACCAGTGGTAAAGATGCTATGAAGCTTCGAGGTATTGGGAAGTCCATCGCTAAGAAGATTGACGACTACCTCAATATCAAGAAGGAACCCTCCATGAACGAGAAACTTGCCACGTGTTTTCTCAAACTTGGAAACCTTGAAGAGCCTGTTTACAAGTCTGAGGCATACTGGAATGCGGCTGAAAAGATCCGAGACCTCGATTATATTGTAATGAGTGGTGATGACGTCAGGCATCTCCGTGGTTTTGGACCCTCAATCTGTGACAAGATTGATGAATATATCAACACTGGAAGGATGCTGAGACTCG